TATAAATTTTTAAATAGTGTGCTGCCGCGCCTTCTTCGTCTTTTACCCCAGCGGTTGCATAGTTTTTTGCAACGGTTGGGCTTTCGGCGTAGTAAATCCCATGCCCGTAAGCCTGCGCTCCCTCGCCTGTGCCGATCTTGCTGGCGTCAAACTCACCAAGCGGGTTGGCCTCTGTAGCCGGGAACCGATGCGGGGTGCCGTGGTAGACGTCAAGCTCCGACATGATCGGGCCGGCGCTGCGGCCCTTGCCAAGCAGCCTACCAAACGGCACAAGCGACGCCGCAGCCAAAGCGCCAGCAGCCGGATCTTCTGCCCGCCGCGCACGCTCAATGTCGCGCAGCGCCATGGCTTGCCCGATACCCGGGACAAAGCCAAGGGCCATCTCAAGGGCTTGCTGGGACGCTGGCACGTCTTCTTGCGGATCAAGAGACAAAAGGCTTTGAGCGGTGCGCTTTGCTCGTGGCAGCACCTCGTCAAATAACAACCCGTTGCGCTTTCGTTCAGCCATCTTTGCTCTTCCTATACCGCTCAAGTAAGCGCCGCCCCTTGGCAACCGCGCTTGCCTTGTCTCCTCGATGCCCCCAAGCCTCAAGGCTCAACTTGAGGCGCGTCTTGTCGCCCTGCTCGTCGGTGAGAAGACCGGGCATCGACCCCATGCGCGTCAGAAAGGATCCCTTCCGACGCAACTGCTCTGGCGTGGTTGGCGCGCCCTTGACCGGCGCCTTCAACGTGCCGCCGGTCTCTCGTTTGTAAGACGCACGGCCAGCAGCGTTCAGACCGCCCTTCTTGTTCTGGCCTTCCTTGCGCTGCCAAGCCGGCGTCTTCACTTGCGCTTCTTCGCCGTCTTTGCTGCGGCCTTAAAAGCCTTCGCAGTCGGCGCCCCCTTGGCTCCAGGCTTTCGCATCTTCTCGCCGCTGCCGGCTGCGATGCGCTCACGCTTGGCCCAAATGTTTGAGTAAAGCCCTTGTTTCACGGTATCACCTATTTCCAAAGCCACGACGGATTGCACTTCGACCCGGCTGCAAAAACGGAGAAGCAGCCGGGGCCGGGGCCGGTTCGAGAGACGGTTGCACCTGAAACTCTATAAGGGGTAAAGGCTCACGAACTTCAGGCATCACAGACGGCCCAGCGACTCTTTGGTAGTCTGGGTCACTAATCGTCGGCATGAACGGCATTTCAGGAGCACTCGGCATAACCGCCGGCGTAGCAACATTCGCGCCGCCTCCAAGTGGGTCGCTATAGCCTGCTCCGCCCTTATCGTAAAAGCCGGGAGTGCCGCCTGCATATTGAATGTCGCTGCCAGGTCGGAGCTGTACTTGTGGCTGTACCTGCGGCTGCACTTGCGGTTGCACTTGCGGTTGCACTTGCGGCTGACGCGCCGGCATTGGCTCAGGCTGCGAAAAATCAGTTTTCTCGGGGGCAAACAAGTCTTCAAAAATCTTACGACGATCACGCATGCGATTGCCCGCTCCGCGTCTTCCTCCGCCTCCGCCGTAACCGCCGCCATATCCGCCACCAAAGAGCGACGTGGCCGCAAACGGATTAAACGCCTGGCCGCCGTAATACTGCTGCGAAAAGTATTGCGAGAATAGATCGTTTACGGTCGGCTGGTACTGCGGCACCAAAGACTGCTGCTGGCCGTAGCCACCGCCCATGCCACCGCCGCCCATCCCCATGCCACCAAAGGTGGTTCCGTACCCACCGAATTGGCTTACAAGCGGGTTACCAAATGGGCTATTAAACGGGCTTGCGTATGACTGGCCGTAGCCTCCGCCCATTGAGCCTCCCATGGGGGCGCCATAACCGCCAAAGTCTACGCTCATGGGGTCGCCGTACCCACCTCCGCCGTACCCCATGGGGGACTGCGTGTACTGCGTCTGCCCTCTAAATGAATTGCTCATAAGTCACCTATTCCGACAAATCGTAGAAAGCCAATGAACCGATGGCAGACCCGGTGCCGCTCAAGATTCTGATGGCAACCGTGTAGACATCACTCGTCCCGGCGATGGTCGCTCCGAGTTGCATATCGAAGTTGTAAAGCAGATCGTTCTGCGCCTGAACGCTGGCTTGGTTGCTCGCCGTGGCGTATTCATTCAGCACGATATCGCCGCCAGACATGGCGGTTGCGGTCACATCAAAGTCAACGCTCGCAAAGGTCGTCGTGTTGTAGGACGCGCCGGTGAGGGTCGAATTTCTGATTAGTGCTATTTCGTATTCGCCGTTGGCGATAGGCAAAACACGCACCTGCTTCGGAATAACGACGGCCCCAAGCGAATCAGACGCGAGCCGGATTGAGACCAGCGGGACAAATGTCGTCCCGATTCCTGTGAGCGTTGTCGTCCTGCGAGCCACTCTCTCCACAGAGGTCTGCTCATACCCGCCCTCGGACAACACCGTCGAGCAGATTTGCTTCATGCTTGAGCTGCTGGCGGTGGCGCCGGTGTTCTCTATTTCAAACCGCAGCGGAAGCGTCGCGGTCTGCATATAGACCGACGTCACCTCGTTGGCGTTGTCGAACGTGTGGGCCGTGATGTACTGGCCGTCGATAACGAAGCCGACGCGCACCGAACCGACCCCGAGCCACTCAAAGTCTGCAAAAAGTATCTGCGCCTTTGTGGTGTCGAGCGTGATGCCGCTCGCGCCGCTCCCATCCAACGGGTCGCCGTTCCATGAAGACTGGACCACCTTTCGGGTGTCGTCAACAGATCCGCCGGTGTAGGTGCGGATGATGAACGAGAGTTCCGTCCCGTTGCGTTGCAAAAATAGCCCGTTATTTGTGTCGAAGTACCCTACGCGCTGGCGCAGGTTCGCCTTCGCAGCGGCCATCACGAATGTCGAGAGTAACGACAGGCTCTTCCCAGGCTGGTACGGGAAGTACCGCTTTGTCTGGCGCACCACTTTGTCGCCGGAGGCCGTCGTGACGGCCAGGCTCACAGCCGACTCGTTTGGCAAAAAGGTAGAGGTGCCAGAGCCAGTCAGAGATGTATCGAACGCAGGGTCTGCCGCGTAACGATTCTGACTATCAAATAGCGTGAACGGCTGTGATACCCGCAACCGTCCAAACGCATCAAAGTTATTCTTACTCAACAAGTTTAAGTCCGTCAGGCTTCTAATAAACTCAACAATTTCCTGCTGGTTATTGCTAATCCTGTTTAGGTATAGCTTGAGCTGGTTGTTGAGCTGGTTGTGATATTGAGGGCTATACGTCGCCGGCGGCACGTTTGGATTCGGCGGAGACGGAACCTCAAGGGTTTCAAGTGGCATGGCATTACATTACCGGCGGCATCTGCTCACCAGCCATCGGCTGTTTAGGAACCGGAGGCGGCGGAGGCGGCGGCGGCTGAGACATATCAAACGGCGTGATCTCTGGGATCACCGGCCGCTGCACAGATGGCGACGCGGTGCGCGGTCGCTCCATCATCGCACGCAGCGCCTCGGTGTCCACCGTCGTGCCGTACTTCAACTGCACCTCATAGGCGCGCAGCATGATGTCAGCCTCCTGCTTATCACGCGCCCTGTCATCCTCGAGCAGCATTGCCTGGCGCTTCAGTTCAAGCTCCGCCTGCTTGTTCTGGATGTCTGCCATGATCTTTTGCTTTTCGACCTCTGCAAGAATCTGCGCAGGATCAGGCGGCGGGGGAGGCGGCGGGGGCTGCGGTGGCATCGTCGCAGGGTTCAGGAAAAACTCGTCTGCGTTTCGATACCCAGACGCCTCGGCCAACTTAACGAGGGTGTTGCGGTACTGCTGCGGCGAAACAAGCGGATTCTGCGGCCCCATGGTCTGCATAATCTGCTCTTGCTTTTGCGCAATAGAGTTCAGCACGGCAATCTTTTGCTCTTCGGTGCCGGCGCCTAGCGCAATGTCCACCTCAACGTCCATGTCAGAGTTCCACGACCGTGGGTCAATCGGCACCCACTGGTTCCGCAGGCGCACCACCCGCGGACGATCTTGATTTTCCGTGACCAGCTTGAGAATGCCCTTGAACAGGGCGCGCATCCCGGTTTCTGAGAAAATCCGGGCGATCAGCTCAAGATGCTGCTGCGCGGCGCTAACGGTCGCGGCGACCGCCGCGCGGGTGGTGCTCTGTAGTGCATCGGCCTGCAAGCCCATCGAGGCCTTGCTCATGCCGGTGCGGGTCTCGCGTACTTCGTCTAAGTAGCTGAGCATCGGGAAGGCGGACTGCCCAACAAACGGCACGGAGAACGGCTGTACCGCCCCGGCCTGCCGCATGCGGATAACGCCGCCAACCTCTGTATTTAGCACGTCGTCCATGTTCGCCTGCCCCTCGACGACGCCAACCCGTGGGTGGATGGCGAGCGAGAGCGAGTCGAGCATGTTGCGCAGGATGGCCGACTTGATCTTTTGCAGGTCGGCCGTGTAGTCAAACATCGAAAGCCCAATCAGCGCGTGCGGTTCTGGGTCTGGGCAAAAGAGAGCAAACGGCGCGTGCGAGCAAGGCTCGTTCATCACCATCTTGTAGCCCGGCCCGATGGTGCATACCTTGCGCAACTCAGAGATGCCGTCCTTGTCGTAGTCCACGCGAACGTATGCCTCGCAGTACAGGACGCGCTTGTCGTCTTGCGTTCCACCCGGGCCATACGACTGCGCGTAAGGATTACGCGCAATGTATTCGTCGTTGGTGTCCAATTCATAGACACCCATCTGCGAGCTGACCTCTTCTTCGTTATAGCCGAGGGCCACGAGGTCAGACACTCGCATCATGCGCCGGTGAGCCACAAGCGTCGCGTCTTCAACGGAGCGAGCGCGGCGGTCAATCAAAAACTCTTCCGGTGGGATCGCCTCAACCCGCACGCGGCCGTCCTTGTACTCGCGCTTCAGTTCTACGTCATAAATCTTCGGCGCAGGAGCCGGCATGCCCGTTTCTGGGTCAACCGCAGGCTGCCCCGTCATCGGGTCAACGGGCGGCTGGTACGACGGATCGTCCATCGACATGATGGCACTGCCGACGACGTTTGGCTCAGAGAGCAGCACCGTCAGCGCGGACTCATCAAGCCCAGAGTAGTATTCCGTCTTGACCTCAACCTTCTCTTCCCAGACGTATTTAACAATGCCAAGAGCGCCACGCAGCGCGTCCTTGAAGGCAGAGTGCAGCGTCAGGAATCCGTTGTTGTCGTTGTTGAAGATGTAGTTGACGTAATCGGTGGCCTGCTCTGCCGCCGGGACATCTTCTGCATTTTTTGGCGAAAAGTGGACAATCTGTTTGGAGCCGTAAAAAATCTTCATCAGCGACGGCATGATGCCGGCGATGGTGTCTCGCACGTCGGTTGAGACAACCTGCGAACGCCCCTCTTCTTCGTTACCAAACGGCTCGCCGCGGTAATACTGAATAGCGCGGGCGCGAACCGGAGACAGTTCGGCATCGACAAATGACGTCGCGTCGGTCAGTTCTGTGCCAACCAACGACTCCAACTCTTCGTCCGCCATCGGCTCAATCGCGCCGATCTCGGCCTCAGACTGCTCTATGAGTGAACCTTCTTTTTGATACATAAAACCGGCACCCGTGCCGAAAAGGGGGTCTATCTATTGTCACTTGAGAAGTGAGGCAACTTGGCTCGCTGATAAAGAAACTATCCAAGCCTCTCTGTCTTTCACGCCAAACGACAACGCAAACCCACCCTGGTGGCTCACGATGCCAGAGCAAAACTCAATCTGCTCGCCGCGGAAGTAAAACTCACGTCCGGCGGAAAACGGCTCTAGATTGCCGTTGTACTGCGCCAGTTTGTGGGCGTAATAGACGCGATTTTTGTGCTTGCGGCGCTGATGCACCACGCCAAGGTAGGTGCCCTCATAGGGAATCAGTTGCGACCCGCCAGACCACCCGGCCAGCGGGGCATACCCGCCCACCCATACCCTGCGCTTTTGCGGGTAGAACTCATACGACTCAGACGGGTGGTTCATGTACACAAACGACAACTGATCGCCATTGACCAGAGGCATCCAGTTTTTCTCTACCTCCCGACCGTGCGGGCTGTGCAGGAACTCCAAACCCTCAACCGTGGTCTTATTCAGCTTGCACAGCGCCATCGTGCCCCTCACGCGGGGGCCATGGTGCAACGCCGTGCAGGTAAACCACCACCCGCCGCGCCACCAAAAGAGCCGGGAATCCTCTAGCCCGTCACGGGCCGGGGCGCGAGTGTTCCGCACCATTAGGTCGTCCACCCACTCAACCGACCGCTGGCTCAGGTCTTGCCCCAACGTGACCAGGTAGTTGCGGGTATTCGGCGCCGGGTCTCCACGAAACCAGATCCCGTCTTCCTCACCAAGTTCGTAGTTGACCGTGCGGATCATGCACGACAACTCGCCCGTCTCGCTTTTGGCAATCGACGGGTTGCACGGCAAAAACTTTTCAGACTGCGGCACGGAGAGGCGCACAAAGGCGCCCTCCGGCAGGTGATCCGATAAGACTAGGCCGCCTTCGGCGGGGAGGGCGGCTTCGGCTCCGGCGGATTCTTGGACTCCGGCTTCGCCGGGGCTTTCTTGTCGAGGCGCTTTTGAAACAGGGCGACGTCTTTTGGGCTGAGCATTCATCTATCTCCTCACATGTGGATTGTTGACGGCATCGGCACCGCAAGGTCTTGCGTTGCCTGGGTGACTAATGGCGGAACCGCGGTCAGCACGCGCAGGTTCGGCAGCGCGTACCACTCAAGCAATATATCAACGGGCGTGTTGGCGGGTTTCGTGTACTGCTGCAGGGTCGGTATTGCACGGCGGCGGTGCCAGATGGCGGCCGTGCAGAGCGGATACTTGATGTCCCAGAGGTTGGTCGATTCTTTCTTCGCCGGCTTCTGGTCGGTGCAGCAAGAGTTGAGGTACACGAGGTCGCACCACTCGGGGATCTCGGCGCGGATCTGCGCGAATCGCTCGTTGAAATTGTCCGGCAGGATGAAGTCATCCTCGAATATCACGAACTCCTCGTGGCCCTCGCGCCAGGCAATCTGCCACGCGATGTGCCACGACAGCACGAGGCAGGTCGCGCCGCGGGTCACGAAATAGTCCGAGTGCATCGGTATCTCGGACTTCACCTGCATCGTCTTGCCGAAGATGCCCTGGATGAAGTCGAGCTCGATGCCGGCCTTGGCGGCCTGCGCGCGGGCGTGCTCGGTGCGCTCTGGCGTCTCCGCGAGCGTGATGCAGTAATACTTCACTTGTCCCTCACAAAAAACAGCAGCGTCGGGCGGCCCCAGCTAGACCCCTGCCGCTGATCCGTCTCACGGAATCTGCACGACGTAATCCAGTCGCACTTGAACCCGTTTTCGTAAAAGCGGTCGATCCAATACTCGGTCAGCTGCTCGTTGACGTGATGGTGCCCGCCCTGCCCGGGTAGCGCGTGGCACATGAGCACATACTTGCACCGCGCCATCGTCGCAAACCAGTTCTGCTCGCACTTCTGCTCGACGTGCTCCACAAACTCCGTGCAGATCGCAAGGTCGTATTCCCGTTCGGGTATATATGGCCCCCTTTCGTAATCATGCGCCACCAAAATATCCCGCACGGGACTCTCTGCAAGCGCAATCGGGTGACCCTCAACGCCACGCGCATCAAAGCCTAGGTCGTGCCACCAGCGGATGTTATGGCCCATTCCGGCGCCGATGTCGATCACCGACTTGATGTTGTAGGTCAGCGCAAGGTATCCCCAAATGTCAGGCATCCACGTTGCGCGGTCGCCATCTGGAATGTAGCCGCCTAAGTGTTCAATGCTCAAAGTAGTGTCCTCGCGCTTTCAATCCTTGCCTCGGCAATCGCAAGATACTCTGCCTCGCGCTCAATGCCAATAAAGTCGAACCCCTCTAACGCCGCAGCCTTGCCGGTGCTACCACTGCCCATGAACGGGTCAAGCACAACGCCACCTAGCGGGGTGACGAGGCGACATAGATAACGCATCAAGTCGGTAGGTTTAACGGTTGGGTGGTTATTTTTACGAACTTTTGCGCTATTCATCCCGCTTTCGCCTTTGTGAATATTTCCACGAGCAAATTCTGCTTTTGCCTGATTTGACATTGCTAGAATTTTGCTTGGCGCATCATCAAGCCCATCATCTCTATCTCGCTTGCTCGCCTTCGCACAGTAGAAAAAACGGGCGGCAGAGCCGGAGTCGCCGTAGCCGGGATCTTCGCCCAATCTTTCATCTTTGCCCTTGCCGTACACATCGCCGTTACGGAAGGCTCCAAGCGACGACTGCCCTCCTGTGCTTTTACTCTGCGGAAACAGCCCCACCACCTCATCACTCCCGTCGTGGATTAGGTTGGCGGGCCAGCGGCCTTGAATGGTAGTCCCAGCGTAGCGCGACCCGTTCAGTCCATTTCCGAATGCGTGCAGCGATTTCTCGGCTTTGCTTTCAATCAGCGGTCTACCGTCGCTCGCATCGACCCGACACCCATCGATGTTCAGCGCCCCCGTTCTATGCGCAAGCACGTTTTCTGCCACCGTTCCAATCAGCGGCTTGCGCCCAACGGTAATCGGCTCTAGCGCGGGCTTGAGTGCGGTGCCCCAGCCTTCCCACTCGCCGTCAAGGTTGTGCGATTTCGGGAAGCCAGACCCATACACCCACGCGATCATGTCGCGTATCTCAAAACCAGCGTCTTCAATCCGCACGGCCATACGATGCTGGGTGCGAGTACCGGCAAAGGCGAGCAGATGACCGCCGGGTTTCAGCACGCGCAGGCACTCGGCCCATACCTCGACGCTTGGCACGTCGTAATCCCACTTCTTGCCCATGAACGACAGGCCATAGGGCGGGTCGGTCACGACGGCATCGACGCTGCAATCAGGCAACGTGCGCATCACCTCAAGACAGTCGCCGTGCAATAACCTCATACAACTCCCCGAATCTGCCGCTTAACCGGCTTATTCCACACGTTGGTGTAACCACTGCTCGCCGTGGCGGCGTCCCCTGCAAAGGTCAGCACAAAGGCGTCGGCCACGTCTGGCGAGGCCAACCCGCGGCGCTTCATGTCGTCCTTCGACTCGAGCTTCAGCTTGCCGTTCGACATGAACGAATAACGCGGTGAGGATAGTTCATTCACGAGCCGCTCGTCACGCGGCAACTTGCAGTCGCGGGCCTCAAGCCACGCCTTGGCCTTGGCCCACAACTCGGCCCGTAGGTTCATGTACTGCCCCTTAAAGGCTGGCGACTCGCCGACGTTGATGCCGCGGGCGGGCAACTTCAGTTCGCGCAGTCGATCAACGACGCCAGCGCCCAAGCCGATGCTGTCTACAAGGATCTCCGCGGGGCGCTCCTTGAAGTCCACCGTCTCGTACTCGTGCAGTACCGCGCCGGTCAGCGCCATAAGGTCAAGATTCTTCCACGTCTTCGGAGGCTCAAGCACGACGTTTGCCTGGCGCTTACAAAGGGCCGACGAGTCGGTACCAAAACGGGCCACGTCTAGCCCCCAGAGGATCGGGGCGCCCGGGTTCTGTATTACGTCACGGTCAATGGCGCTCTGGGCCAGCTCAAGGCCAATGAGCGTGTCGTCGTCGGCAACGGGGAACTCGCCCAGCACGCGCACACGGTAGGCGTTTGACCCTTCGCCGTACCGGCTCGCCATCTCCTTGACGTAATCCTCGCTCACCCGCGGCGAGTCAAGGCAACTAACGTGCAGGTTTTTCCACTCGTGGGAAAGGCGGTGGAAGGTGTCGTAAAAATACCCCTGGGTGCGGGTGGGGTTGCCGAGCAGCAGGGTCGTGGCGTTGTGGCCGGACATACTGCCGCCCGCGGACTCGAAGACCGCCTCCGAGACGCCGGGGGCTTCGTCCACCACCAGCAGCACAAACTCGGCGTGGATACCTTGCAGGGCGTCGGGCTGCTCTGCGCGGCTGGTGCGGGCCGAGATGAACGACTCTTCGGGGCTGGCCTTTAGTTCAATACGGTCAGACTTGATCTCGAGCAACTCGCCCACGGCGGGGGGTAGCAGTTTGGCCCAGCGGCGGCACTCGCCGAAGAGGGCGTCGAAGAGCTGCGAGGCCGTGGGGGCCGTCACGACCACCTTGACCGGCACGCGGGTGAGCATGTACCAGAGCATGGCCCACGAGGCTACGGTCGATTTTCCGGTTCCGTGGCCTGAGCGGACGGACACCTTGCGCTCCCCAGAAGCCAGAAGCTCTAGGAGGCGCTTTTGCCATGGGTCTGGGGTGACGCCTAGCACCTCTTCCACGAAGGCTACTGGGGCCTTGTGGTAGCGTTTAACGAAGTCCAAGTACGGGTTTTGCATTTTTTTCAGGTCGGCCTATGTGGGG